GAGATTTCCTTTACAAAAACAAAATTAACCCAGTTGTTAGTTTTCCAGGTCAAGGCAATGCAATCGTATGGGGTCAAAAAACACTTCAATCTAAACCATCTGCGTTTGATAGAATTAATGTTAGAGGTCTTTTCAATACACTTGAAAGAGCAATCTCAAGAATGGCTAAATTTTATCTATTCGAATTCAATGATGCTTTCACAAGGAATAGATTCGTTGGAACAATCAAACCTTTCTTAGAAAGTGTTAAAGCTGGTAGAGGAGTTTATGACTTCTATGTTAGATGTGATGAAACTAACAATACACCTACTGTTATTGATGCAAATCAATTCGTTTGTGATATTGCAATAAAGCCAACGAGAGTAGCTGAGTTTATTACTCTTAATTTTATAGCGGTAGGAACAGGAGTAGATTTTAAAGAAATCTTCGTATAACCAAAAAGACTACTCTAAGTAGTCTTTTGAGATTTAAGTATAACGAAAAATTATACTTAGGCTCATTTAGGTATAACAAAATGTTATACCTAAATTTATTAAGTAAAAATTATATATAATAGGTTATATTAATTATATATGCTATTTGTTCTGTCGTGGTTCTGGATAGCATATATAAATAATATAAAAAGATAAACAGAACCACGACCTCGGTTTATCTCAAACGGAGAAATATATGAAAATCACAAAACAATACATTGAAGAAAATCTTATAACCAAAACTGGCGGATTAAATTCTATGAGACTTAAAAAATTAAAGGAAACTCAAGATATATCGAATGAAGATTTGTACCTAATACATAATGATATAGAAAAACCATTATGTATATGTGGTAATCCAAGAAAATTCAATACTTTTAAAAATGGTTATATACTGACATGTGGGAATAAAAAATGTTCAGACAATCACCCAGAAAGAATAAGGAAAATACAAGAGAATTTGCCTGATGATATTGGGGAACGCAGAAGCAAAGGATTGAAAAAGAGGACTAAATCAGAAATCGATGAAGCTGTATTAAAGAGCAAACAAACATGTTTTGAAAAATACGGAGACGAAAATTATAGGAATTTGGAAAAATCAAAGAATACTTGTTTGGAAAAATATGGCACGGAATACTCTTTTCAGTCAATCAACAATAGAACAAAAACAAAAGAGACAAAATTACAAAAATATGGTCATGAATTCTATTGCAATCAAAAACAGAGTGTCAAAACAACTAGAATAAATGGTGAACTAAATGGTACAATGGTTCCTCTATCATCATATTCAGATTGGGAACTATACAAATACAAAGTCAGACGATTAACAGAAAAACAACCATTAAATACATTAAAAAATTATCATAAAAGGGGATTTGTAACAGAAAATGATGCCTATCATGTGGATCATATAATTTCAATTCATGAAGGTTTTAGCAAAAATATACCTATTCATTTGATAGCATCGATAGACAATCTTCAAATGCTTCCTGCTATTGAGAATATCAAAAAAGGCTCTTGATAGGTGCCTTGGTGCCTTGACACCAGACATAAAAAAAGCCTGGTGACTGTTGAATAAAATCCAATTATTCAGTGCACCAGGCTTTTTATTTAAAAATGACTAGCTTCTTCTTTTCCTTCTTTTAGGTTTTTCTTCCTCTTTAGGCTCCGTAACTTCCGTAACTTCCTCCGTAACCTCTAATGCAGCAACAGGTGCTTCAACTAAAAGTTCCTCTTTAGGTTCTTTAATCTCCTTAGCCTTAACCTCTTTTTTGATTTTCTTAGCAGGTTTTGTACCAGCACTCTCAAATAATTCTGGCTTTGCTTTTACTAATGGACTTTGGTCTTGAATTTCATTACCAGCAATCAATTCTATAATTGCTCCCTCAAAAAATACCTCTGTCGTGTTTTTTATAATTGCCATATTCTTACTCCTTTTTTTATTTTTATATAAATATTTATAAATTAAGGATTAATACATGAAAAAGAAAAATATGATACTTGAAATGTTAGAAAAACCGTTCTTATCAGTTCCTGAAGACCCAGAGTTCCTTACAAGCACTCCTGCTCCTGAACAAATTGAACAGTCACTGGATGACATTATTCCTGTTGGTTTTCTTGACACTGGAGATACCAATATATACAGTGGTCAAGGATCAAAAAAACTTAAGCAGACACAATTACAAAATGAATTAATAAAAACATACAGACGTATTGCCGCAGGTCCTGAAGTTTCTGATGCTATCAATGAGATTGTTGATGAGGCTGTTTTCAGTCCTGGGTCTGATGATATCCTGAATATGGATTTTGGGAATGATATTCCTCAAGAGGTTAAGGATAAATTTGCCGATGAATTGAAGGATATTATGAGAAGGGTAAAACTTGACAAAAATATCTACTCTATGTTTTTATCGTTTTACATTGACGGTCAATTGAACATTCACTGTGCCTATGATGAGATGGATATGGGTGGAGGTATCAGGAAAATGAATATTCTGACTCCTTTCAATCTAATATTCAACTATACAAAAAATATTTGGGAATATGTGGATATGTCTCACACAAACAATCAATTCGCTAATCCTCAATTACAAAAAGAGCGATTTTTTGATAGAGAGGAAATCATTAGGATTGACTCTGGGATATACAATGAAAATATGATTCTGAGTAACCTTCATACAGCAATAAAATCTGCAAATATGCTTAGTACCCTTGAAGATATGCTTATTCCAATGAGATTTACAAGGTCTGTTTCAAGGAGAGTTTTTAATGTTGATGTTTCGAATCTTAACAACAAAAAAGCCGAAGAGGTTATGAACAAAAACCAAGCAAAATTCAAATATAAAAAATTCTATGACCTTAACACAGGTACTATATCGAATCAGCAACATGTTGCTTCACTGACAGAGGATTATTGGTTCCCAAATAGAGGTGGCGAAAAAGGTACCACTGTAGATACAATCGATGAAACAGGCAACCTTGGAGAACTTGGTGATGTTCTATATTTCAAACGAAAACTATATACATCATTAAAAGTTCCGACTGATAGGATAAACGATGAAGGTCCAGGCGAAGGAGAATTTGATTTTGATACATCATCAGTAAAAAGAGAGGAATTAAAGTTTTTTAATTTTATTTCAAGATTAAGGAACCAATTTTTAGAATTATTTTATGAACTTCTAAAAAGACAAGTTATCACAAAAGGCATAGCAACCGAAGAGGAATGGGAAGAACTGCTTCCTAATATGAAAATTAAATTTGTTGCAGAAAATCAATTTTTTGCTAAAATGCAAAGGGAGAATTTATCTCAGGCTATTGATATGTATTCAAATATGGAAGATTTGATTGGTAAATATTTCAGTCATGAATTTGTATTGAAGAATATTTTTAAAATGTCAGACGAAGAAATTCAGGAATTAGCAGAACAATTAGAAAAGGAAAAAACTGATCCACTGTATTCAAGATTTTACGCTAGTGATAGTGATGATGACGATGATGGCGATAGCTGGTAGCATTTAGGGCATTTGGGACATTCCCAAATGTATAAATAAATATGAATAAAAACATACAAAGGATATAACGTGAAAGACACACAAGGAACACAAAACATAAACGAGATAAAAGAAGTTATTAATCATGCAGAGCAAAAAGAATTTTCTAAATTTGCCGATAAAGTTAAGACAAGTCTTGAAGACAAACTTCGAAACAATGACAAAATCAAATCTGCTGGTCAGGAATTACTTAAATTGCAAGCAATGAAAACAAATTTTGCCAAAGTGAGTGATGATACTCCTCCTTCTGTACCGACAGCACCAACAGAGCCTTCTGAACCAACAGAATAATATAAATATTATTAAGTTCAAAAACTTAATAAAATAGGAGGTACATAATGAAATTAATTATGGAAGGTGCCAGTTTGCTATCAGGTCATTTCGAAGATGAGATGAATGAGTCAACAGGCAACACTGAGAGAAATTATTATATTTCTGGAATTTTCTCTACACCAGAAGCAAAGAATAGAAACGGAAGAGTTTATTCAAGAGCTATTTGGGAACGTGAGGTTGCAAAATATCAAAAAGAAATCAATGAGAGGTCTGTTAATACACTAGGAGAATGGCAACATCCACCAAGAAGTACAGTTGACCCACTGAAGGCAGTTCTTAGGATTGTTGAATTAAAATTGGATGAAACTGGGAATGTTGTTGGTAAGGCAAAAATCCTTAACAATAACACTGAAGCAACAAATTCAATAAAAGGCCTTATCAAAGAAGGCATCAAAATTGGTGTTTCATCAAGGGGTGTTGGTAAAGTTTCTGCGTCAGGTGTGGTGGAAGATTTTAAACTTATTACATATGATGCTGTTGATATGCCATCAGATTACAATGCTATGCTTAATGGTATGGTTGAAGGTTATAAATTTGAAAATGGTATAATGCAAGATAAAGAATTTATGATTGACGAAAATGGTTGTATTGGTGAAGCTTGTTCTATTGCTCAGACAAAAATTGATGAAGCAAAAGAAAATAACGAACCTTGCCCAATTCAGGAAAAAATTGATACTGCAGTATCTGAAGCTGTAGCAAAAGCAAAAAAAGAAATCGTTAAAGGCATGGCTGATTA